GTTTACCAGAACGATTAAAGGTGATCCGCTTGCGAGGACCAAAACGCTCCCAAAGGAGCAACAGCAAGCATCTCAAGGATTTAGCACCTTTTGAGGAGATAGTCAAATCGACAAACACATTCTCGCCTTCTTCGCTATGCACATAATGATTAGGCTCTTGCCCATCCTTTATACACCTAGCCAAAGCTACCCCAGCAATACCATCCTTATCTTCGACCACGCCAACCATACCCTGCTTGTCAAACCAGCCAAACCATTCGGCTAGGTTAGGCCACATAGCCTCTGGAACACCGCTTTGCTCAATGTACTCAACAGCCGTCATATTGTCTTCTGGATCTCGATTGTATCCGGATTGGCTGCCGCCATAATTTGGCGAATAGCCATCTTGTTCGCAGGCGTGGAAATCTTGATGTTTAGTAACCTCCACTTCTCGTACTTGCGCAGGTCGCTTGCCAGCTTTTTCTTTACTGATGTCGGAAGCACGGCTGGAAGCGTAAATGGAAGGGTTAGAACTGAACTTGCAATATTGATGTTTGAGACAACGTCAATGTCGCCAACGTCAATGTCGCGCTGGATTGCAATTGTCGCATCTGTTGAATATGAGTTGTCAAAGATGACCTCGAAATGGCTTCCGTATTTTAGGGAAAAAGGATCGGAAAAATTAAAGTCCTTGGTGCGAACATAAGAATTATAATCAACTCCAGCATCTTGATAGTCTGATGATGTAGTTCCTGCTGGAGACTTGTAGCCAGCATACTTCACAATAGTTCCATTGGTCTTTTTGAACATCGCCCTAGAGCCTTCTTGATTAAAGTTAGTAAGCGTGAACTGCATTACTTGAGGACTCCAAGTTCCTTCAAATGCACTTAACGCCGTGTTGTAAACTAACAGCGTATCGTTGTAATCATTCGCTCCAGTAGGTATGGCAAGGAAGTATCGGTTATCATAGTAGATAGCTGTGGCTACTCTTATTGCGTCCGTGTTTATGCTTTGAATAACATCCTTAACAACTTCTGAAATGGGTATGCCAACTGAGCTAAAATCGTCAGCCACAGACCGAACAAGCGATCTGATCCCATTATCAGACAAGAACAGAATGTCGCTACTTACTTGAACAGCGGTTCCAGCGGCCACGCATCCAGTATTGTTTGAAATGATTGAAACAATCCAATCTGCTCCAGACGTTGCATCATTTGGAATGTCAACTTGGAATACTCTGCGTTTCTTAAATACGATCAGCCTATTCCTATAATAAGGAACAACTGCTGTAATTTGATCCCCGTCATCTCCGTTGACAACAATGCTGTTTGTCAAATCCCATACAGAAGGATCAAGCAGATCGGACGCATATAGTGTGTTTCTGTTTGCACCAGACCCCACACCAAACAATCTATTTTCTGCATTTACTATAAGCCTTAAATTTGCAGGAGGTGGACTGACTGTGGCTGTAGCCGTAGCACCAGTTCCATCCCCAATAATTGTAACAGTTGGTGCGCCAGAATATCCAGATCCTCCATTAACAACAGTTACCCCTGTAACCGCACCGCCAGCTACAGTTACAATAAGTTCTGGCATCGTCCCACCAAGGTCTGGGCCTGTAACAATCGCTGTTGCGCTAGTGTATCCGCTACCCGCTGTTGTTACTGTGATTGCTCTCACCTTGCCGCCCTGCTTTGTCATTCCTGTTCCGTCCCAATAATGAAGGTCGCTGTCTAAATCAGCCAAATACATTCTGTCAACGAATTGGGCAAAGGACACTTCAATATCTTGAGCTACATCATACCCATCTCTCCATAGTCCAATTGCGGAGGAAAATGTCGTGCTTGTTGTACCCCAAACTCTGTCCAGAGCATGGATTGTTGCAGTACCACCAGAATTGATGCTGTAGAATCTTCCGCCAGTAACAGTTAATAATTGAGCAGTCGAGCCAGTTTCGTAGTACCTCATACCGCCAACCGATCCAGTACCGCTGGTTGCTCCAGTTGCAAAGCTTGTTGCGCCTACACGAGTCTCAAGATTACCCTTTGGCGAAAGGGTCATATTGTACAACTCTTGTACTTGGTTTTCAGCCAGTAGATCGGATTGTAGGCCGCTGGCCTGACCTCCTGTAAAATTACGGATGCCGTCAAACGTCAGGACATCGTCCGTTGCGTCAACAAAGTACGGCATAGCTTAAATGATCTCTTCGATTGTCAATTCGCCGAGGCTGTTGGGAGTAATCTGTTTCATTCCGCCAACCTGGCTCAATTCATAATTGGCCATAGCAGCAAGGTCGGCATTCGCCGCCTGTGTCACAACCTGTGCTTTTCCATACTGCCGTTCACGCTCAAGTGCATCTGCGTGGGTTAGGGATAGAACAACGTGATTAACGTGAGGAAGACGAAGCTCATCGTTAAGAGAACTTTGGGATGGTGGAAAGTCAACTTGATAGTTGCTGCGTGTAAGACACTGGAGCTTTTCAATCACCTGCAAAACAGCAGTGCTGCTTGTTTGCAATGTTGGGAAAATGTCAATCTGAGCCGTACCGCCAGTATTTCTTCCTTTGAAATAATAGAATGATGGTGTGCCAGTTGTGTCTGGATTTAGTAAATTTGCGTCTTGGCTTACAATCGTGGCCAAATCCATTGGCTGTAGCTCACTATTATCATAAGCGACAGACAATGGATTCTCGACCAACGACCCAAGGCTGACTGTGCGTGTTCCGGTGGACAGCGTGTAGGTTGAGTTTGTTACTGTTTCGCGCCAAGGTGCAAAGTTCCAAACACGCCTATAGTTAAGCGATGCTGACTTTTGTAGGAAGGTAAGCGTATCCGAGTCGGTCTTGCCAACCTTCTCGCCTGCGTATTGGGCGATTTCAGTTAGGGTCATTTATCCCTCGCTGGTTTCGTCAGCAGGAAGCGGAGTGTTGCCTTCGGAAAGCCATTTGAGATAGGCTTGGTACTCTGTATTGGCTGGGTCGAATGGAATGAAGGCGTTGTCAGTAGTTCTTACAACACTATTTTCTATTCCAAGAGAGTTTTTTGATATTTTATACATTTATTATAGCTCCGAAGTTGCGGCCATGTGAGTTAAATACCTTCCACCTGCCGATGCAGCTGCAACTGGATTTGTTACACAAACGCTTCTTGTCCCAGCATATTCCAACCCTCCAGCAAGATTTCCTGCCGCATCAATTCCATACCATTGACCAGTAGCCCCATTATTTGGTGAATACATCGTTACTTGTGGACTAGCTCTCATTTCTGATGGAAATTGAAATTGGGAAAGAAGTCTATAAGTAGCAGTTGCATACGGCATTGCTTGGTGTGCGCCTTCGTTTGTTATTGAAGCTGGAGCAGTATTTATACTATATGTTTTACAATAATACCTCTGACACAACGCCAATTCCGTACCAATCGGCCTGCGCTCAAAGTCGGTTGCGGTTGAGCCTGCTTCGAGTTGGACTCCTGTGATGTAGAAGGTTGCTCCATTAGTGCTGACTACGGAGGTTGCGCTACTGGATGAAATAAGATTTGATCCAGCCCATGCACCAGCAGTTCCGCTAAATGTTGTTCCCACTCCAAGCCCAATACAAACAGTAATACTACAAGAATTGTCGGTAGTCCATGTCCCAGATGTATCGCCAGCAACAGTTATTGTTTTCTTCTCCCATGTATTTGATGCAGATATTGAATACGAAAAAGGATATGATCTATCTGCACTAGCTATCTTATTTCTTATTGCGCCCCCAAATGTTCCAGTTAGAGACGATCTTACCCAGAATGATATTGTAATTGATTGTGCAGATGCAGATCCAAAGGCAAGATCAGAAACATTAAATCCTTCAATTCCCTGCATTACGTAAAAGAAGTCTGATGCCCCGACTGTGTATGCTGATGACGATGTTATTAGCAGGCTGTTTGTAAATCCAGATGGAGCAGTTGTTGATCTTTGTGCCGTAAATTTTGACGCAGCACTGCCAGCAAAGTCAAATCTATCCAAACAATAAGCATCGGTTGTTCCGTTGGAAACACTCGCGCCAGCATTCCTCTGGTCAATCTGCATGTCACCATTGATGATGCGGTTGCGGAAACCAGTTAATCCGCTTGTAATCGCAGATGTGCTTGCGGTTGTAACTCGCCCTTTTGCATCAATAGCTAGAACTGGAATAGATGTTGTCCCACCATAAGTGCCAAGCGTTACGCCAGAAGTACCAAGCGTTCCAGTTCCTTGGCTGATCGTGAAATCACCAGCAAGGGTTGTAGAAAGATTGCCAATCGTTCCAGTTGTGCTTCTTAGCGTAGCAATCGTTCCAGTCGTGCTGTTTAGGGTTGTAATTGTTCCGGTTGTGCTGTTTAATGTTGCAATCGTTCCAGTAGTGCTATTTAGAGTTACAATTGTTCCAGTTGTGCTGTTGAGAGTGGCAATCGTTCCAGATGTATTGCTTAAATTAGTAATCGTCCCATTCGTAATCGTTGCGCTTGTGCTTATGGTTCGATTCCCAGTAGCGGTTCCATAAGTAAGGCTTCCAGTTAAACTTAAATTTACATAAGTCCCAAGGGTAAGCGAATCCTCAATAAGATTCTGGACTGTAACCTTCCTTGGAGCCAAAGAAGCATCAACGCTACTTGGTGCGATCAACAATAAATCAGAAGTACCAATTGTTGTTATTTCGTCCTGGTTCTTGATAATCGCTGAATTGATAAGCGCGCTATCAATAAGGTTGTGCAGGCTCGCTGCATCAACAGTTCCATTGGTAGCAAAAGTCTGCTGGCGATTGATTATGTTTGCCATATTAAGCTGTAAACCTCAGTGCGGTTGCGAAGATTGTTCCTGCTGGAATTGTGCCGGTTGTTTGGGTGGAATTGAAAATTGTAAAACGCAATACACCCGCTGATTCAATCCTAAAGTCTTGCAATAATCCAGCAGGCGTTGCTCCAGTTGTAGATCCAATTGAATTTATATTGCCAATGACCATGTCGCCAAGAACAACTCCAGATGCCGCAAGCGTGCCAGTGCTTACATTCGATCCTGTTGTTGCGTGGTCAATATCCAATACAGTCCCGCCAGTGTAGGCTGCGGTTGCAAATGTTACCGCCGTAAGGCTTGGGCCAGACGCACCAACCCTTAAAGTCCCAACTGTTTGCGTGCTTGTAACTGTTGAGTTTGTGGCCGTGTGGGAAGTAACAGTAAGAGTTCCAATTGTAGATGTTGAAACAGTAGAAATCGTTACATTTTGAGTACCAATTGTCGCAGTAGTAATTGCAGCAGTACCAATCGTAGTCGTACCAGACGATGCTGTAATGCTTGTTGAAAATGTCACAGCACCAGTAAACGTAGATGCTCCAACAACTGAAAATGAGCCTGTGCTGCTTACAGCAGAGGTTGACAAGGAAAGCGCACTTTGCGTGTCATCGCCATCAGTAATAACCTGCAACGAGCCGTCAAGACCGCCTGTTCCAAGGGTCTTGATGAGCTGTGTGTAGCTGGTGCTGATTAGCTGTGTTCCGAGTGTTGCCATTTAATCTCCTAGTTGCTTAAACGATTTTTGATTACGTCCCAAGCCATTGAACATATTAGACCAACAACCCCTGCAATAGCCAGAGCCTTCGTCCGGAGATGCTCCAGGGAAGAGATTCTATTTACCACATCTGCGTAGTTTGACAAGCTGGTTTCAACCATTTTATACAGAGAGAGTTGCCTCTCTTCCATCCTTGCCAGCCTCTCCCGCAGGTCGCCAATCTGGTCATCCGTTCCCATGTTTCCTACTTTCCAGATACCGCAGGCTGACCGCAAGATGGACAACAGCCGCAACAAGCTCGTCCCGATTGTGGCCGTCTGCCACCATTCGCTTGATAGAACGGTTGACGCTTAAAAGATGCTTTACAGAACCGATGTACTTGGTTTCCCCCGACAATCGATTGTTCGCTTCCGCGCACTTCCAAGCCTCGTTGAAACAAGCGTAGTCGTGTGGAGTCAGCAATAAACGCAAACCTGTTCTGAACATCCATGAATAAATCTTTCTCATTTCACTTTCCCAGCATCTTCAGCAGCTCCCATGTCCGAATAGCGCGGGAGCTGTGTGTCGGATTTCGTGTGCCGTGGCGAGCAGGAGGACAGCAAGAGGGCAAGGAGGAGGAGGGGCATTTTATGCACTAACGCCAAGGCTTCGACTGTTCCCAGAACCAGAAAATCTAACCCAATCAGAAATAATATTCCTAGATGTTGCCCCTAAAGTTTTCTGAATTTGAATTTGTGGGCAAACTTGAGTAGAGGGAATATTTGTTGTGTTTGTTGCAACTAGCACGCCATTTATAAAGAACTGAACATTTGTTGTTCCGTTTACTCTTGTTAAGAAAGTGTTGTAAGAACCATCTGCAACTGCCGCAACGCCTGTATCGGTAATCGTGCCGACTGACGCATTATATGTGTATGCTTGCCAATTTACATTATTGTTGTCGTAGAATAAGCCAGCCGACCTAGTTGTCGGTGGGGTTGTGCTATCATACGAGCTATTAAATCCAGTAAAGATTCGATAGCTATTTGTTCCGTCAGCAAGAGTTACAATCCTAAAATTTGATGCAAATGACAATGTTGACCATCCAGAATAAACATAGCTTATATTGCCAGACAATGCCGCACCACCAGATGCGTTTGTTCCAGTTTGAAGTTGCCAAAATCCGCTTTTAGGCGGATCGTTGGTAGATGTTTGTCCTGAGCTTGTTCCAGCATTTCGAGTATCAGTAGTAAGAAAAGGCTGGCTGTTGTTATGTGTGAAATCATCAACAAAATCAAAATCTGATAAATTATTATACCAGTTTGATCTAGCTTTAATAAGAGGCATCGCCTAGCTCCTAGCTGAGTGTTGTCACTTCAGCAGTTCCTGCGGTTGCAAAGATACCGCCAATCAATCCAGTAAAGTTTGCGGGAACCTCGTAGTAATCTCCGGCACTCAATCTTACTGTGAAATTAGATGTGCTTGCTGTTCCAGTACCTAGCAGGACATGGAGATTACCTGGACCAGTATTGAACACTGTGCATCCAAGCCTAGCTGTACTTGCCGTTGCAATCGTTCCGTATGACGTGGAGGTAAAATCAGATTGACTTCCAGCAGTAGCATTCGGTGGACGTATTCCGTCAGCCACATCAGCCTGCAACGTAACCATTAAAGCCTCAATCGCTTCGAGGTTGTAGTTAATGCTTTGCGTACCGCCAGTGGCAGTACCAATAGTCTCCAATATACGCTGTGTCTGCCAGCCCATATAGAGCCTTAAACCGTCCGCTTATAGATTGCGAATGGACCGCCGGAAGAGATGATGACTTGGGTAATGTCTCCAGTCACAGTCGATCCAGCGGCGATTGCTAGGCCAGTATAAGTGGCGTTGCTAATCGTTAAGCCAATGGTTCCAGTAGACAACGCCGACACGCCATCGTAATCACCTGTGAATGTAGACGCAGATGTTCCGATGGTCGTGCCAGCATCACCTAGC